ATCGCCAATATGGTGATTGGATGCACATCTGGAATCAACTTACTATGACTTCTGAACAACAACGTGGTTACTTCAAAATGATTGGTAACACCACTCAACTTACCTTCATCACTGATCCCTCTTTCTCTGATGTTGAATCTCCTTGTGACTCCTTGGCTCCTCGTCAAGTGTGCGCACCTCGTAATGCTCTTCCTGAGACAACTCTTTATGTGCCTCTTCAGTTTTGGTTTTGCAGCAACCCCGGACTTGCTCTTCCTTTGATTGCTCTTCAATATCACGAAGTTAAAATCAATCTTGATATTAGACCCATTGATGAGTGCTTATGGGCTGTGACTACCCTAAACTGCAACACATCACCTTACAGCGGACAATCAGGTCAATACACCGTTGGTCGCCCTGTTCCTGCCACAATTGCCTACAATCAATCTTTGGTTGCTGCTTCTCTTTATGTGGACTATGTATTCCTTGATACTGATGAACGCAGAAGAATGGCTCAAAATCCTCACGAATACTTAATTGCTCAACTTCAATTCACAGGTGATGAGTCTGTTGGTTCATCTTCCAACAAGATTAAACTCAACTTTAACCACCCTGTCAAGGAGCTCATCTGGGTGGTTCAACCTGACCAGAATGTTGATTACTGTTCATCTTTGACTTGTGATGCTCTTTTGTTCAAGGTGCTAGGCGCTCAACCTTTCAATTACACTGATGCCATTGATGCTCTTCCTAATGCTGTCCACGCTTTCGGAGGTCCTGCTTCAGTTGCTGCTGATTCTCGCGCTTTTATTGATGCTCGTGGTCTCTTCAATGATGCCGGCGCTATGGATTACCAACCTTCTGCTGAATTTCCTGGATTCACCGGATACTGGCACGGTCCTTCCAATCCTTACAATGAAGCCAACATGGGAGGTGGTGCTGTTCCTGTGAACCCCAACACTGACTCCGCGCTTGCTCAACTTCTCCAATCACAGCAAATCAATGATCATCTTACCAATGCTGGTGTTTCTGATGCAGGCACATTTGTGCTCACTGAAACCTCTTTGGATATGCATTGTTGGGGACAGAACCCTGTTGTCACTGCTAAACTCCAACTTAATGGACAAGATCGTTTCTCTGAGCGTGAAGGTTCTTACTTCTCTTGGGTGCAACCTTACCAATCTCACACTCGTTGCCCTGATGAAGGTATTAATGTGTACAGTTTTGCTCTTCGCCCTGAGGAACACCAACCGAGCGGCACGTGTAACTTTTCCAGAATTGATAATGCCACTCTCCAACTTGTGCTCTCAAATGCTACAGTGGAAGGCACCAAGACTGCTAAAGTACGCGTGTATGCTGTCAATTATAACGTGCTAAGAATTATGAGTGGTATGGGTGGGTTAGCATACAGTAATTGAGCGGGTTGGGTAGATATTAGAAGTTTAATTATATATTTTTATATAAACTCATTTAAAGACATCCTGTTTAAATATATTACAATATGAATAATAAAAAAAATGATTCATATTATAAGGAAGAACAACAAGGTAATATTCAAATGAAACCGATTTATTCAACTGACGAAGAATATAATTGTGGAATTATTACATATGGAAATCACACATATTTGATTGATTTTAAAGACCGTGATAACATAATAAATTATAATAAAAGTTTTGTATTCGTGAGTGATGCAGATATTTATCCATCATTTAGTAATAATTATAAAAGAGTAACATATTTAGATTTTATATTTAATTATAACAAAGAATCTGTGTATTATATATTTATCAATAAAAATCAATATGATTTAAGAAGATGTAATGTTAAAATTTATCACAATTATCATAAAATTATCATTGAACAATATGAAATATTAGACTACATTCCTGGACATTATTTGACTAATGGTCAAGATGCTAATATGATGAAAAATCCTTTATGGAGAATTAAAGAAAATGAAAAAGAATACTTGTTGATGTATTGTGAAAAAAATACAATATGTAAATTATGCTCGAAAAGTTATAACGTAATATTAGAACATGAAAATAAAATTAATAAAAAATTAACATGGTATAAATGTGCAAATGGTTATATTCAAACGCACGGTGTTGACCACGGAAAAAATTATTATATACATCAAATAATTACGGGTTGTTATGGAAATGGCAAAGGAACTACAAACATAAGTGTTGACCATATAGACCAAAATCCATTAAATAATAGTTTTGAAAATTTAAGAATTGCGACACGTGAAGAACAAGAACAAAATTCTAAAGGCATTAAATCTGGAACAAAGAGAGAAAGAAAATATAGCGCAAAACCACTGCCTGAAGGTATAACTCAAGATATGATGGCAAAATATGTATGTTATTATCACGAATATTTAAATCCAGAACATACTAAAAGTAGGGAATACTTTAAAATTGAAAAACATCCAAAACTTGATAAACTTTGGATTGGAACCAAATCAAATAAGGTATCTATTCAAGATAAATTAACACAAATTAATATGATTGTTAAAAATTTAGAACATGATATTTATCCAGAAAAAAACGAATCCGTCTTACCTAAATACGTTTCGTTGGTTATAATAAGAGAGAAACCTCATTTAGTATTTGAAAAACAATGCGAAGATAAAAGATTGAACTTAAAAATGGTTTTACCAGAAGAGTATGATTTGCAAGAACAAATAGCAATTTTTAATGAAAAAATTAAAATAAAATATAACGTTATTAAAATAACTTAAACAAAGGGTGTAATATATACATATACATCCATGGAAATAGTAAAAGCTTTCACTTCAAATAAATTACACACAAACATAACAATCAAAGGAGATATAAATAACCCTTTATTTCGTGCAAATGATATAGGAGTTGTGTTAGAAATTTCCAATATTAGAACATCAATAAATGATTTTGATGAAACTGAAAAGGTAGTCCATAGTATGGACACCCTTGGTGGAAATCAACAAGTTACTTTTCTAACTGAAAAAGGATTATATAAAGTATTATTTAAATCAAGAAAATCAATTGCTGAAAAATTTCAAAATTGGGTTTGCGAAGTTATAAAAGAACTTAGATTGAATGGATTTTATGATTTACAAAAAGAAATTCAAAACCAAAATACAAAAATAAATCAAATTGAAGATATTCACAAACAAGAATTAGTGAAAGAAAGAGAGAAAATATTATTAAAAGAATATGGAACAATTGGTTCAATTGTCTACATTATAAAAGTAAAATCATATGAAAATAGTCAATATGTTGTGAAAATAGGTGAAAGCAGAAAAGGAATTAATGAAAGATATAAAGAACATAAACATAAATTTGAAGAATGTGTATTATTAGATTGCTTTGCTGTCAATAATGTCAAAGATTTTGAAAGTTTTATTCATAATCACGAAACAATTCGTCCAAATAAAGTAACTGATTTATTGGGACACGAAAATGAATTAGAACTTTTTTTGATTGGAAAAAATATGTCTTATCATAATTTGATAAATATTATACATAGTAATATTAAATATTTCAATAATATCAACAGCACGCATAAATTGGAATTAGAAAATGAACAATTGAAATTAATGCTTGAAATGAAAAATAACAATAATGATAATTTAATTGTGTATGAATTAGTTAAAAATGTCAAACAAATGTCTTGTAAAATTGACAATCTTGAAAAAATAAATAAAGAAATATTAAATAAATTAAATTCACAAGAAACAAAAGTAGTTAATGGATTTAATGAACCATTGACAAATGTTGGACCAAGACTACAGAAAATTAATCCAGAAACAATGCAACTTATTAAAGTATATGAATGTGTAACAGAATTGATGAAAGAAGATGATAATATTAAACGCCCATCAATAAATAAAGCAGTTGTAGAAAATACGATTTATTGCGGATATCGTTGGCTTCTTGTGGATAGAGAATTAGACCCCAATATTATTCATAACATCTATCCAACAAAACAAACTAAAATACAAAATTTAGGATATATATCTCAACTTGACAAAGAACAAAGCACCATAATAAATGTATTTATTGATAGAAAAACTGCTGCTCATTCAAACGGGTACGCATCCGCATCTGCATTAGATAATCCAGTAAAAAATTTTACATTATCAAATGGATTTTATTATAAATTATATGATGATTGTGATTTGACTTTGAGAGAACAATTTGAAGAAATATATGGAAAACCATTGTTATATAAAAATGGCATTGGTAAATATGATTTACAAAATAATTTAATTCAAGAATTTTCATGTAAATATGATTGCATCAGAGAACTCAAAATAAGTGATAAAACGTTAGCAAAATCATTGACTAAAAATATTTCTTATAACAACTTTTATTTCAAGGAAATAGGTTCTAAGTTAAAATGTGTATAAAAACAATTGATTATTTAATTGATTATTTAATTGAATAAAAAAAAATTGAAACAATAAAATATATAAGTATATATATTACTTTATATATAACACACAATGTCAGACTTAATTCTGAATTTAACAACTGAGGAGTATTTTAGTTATGATAATAAAGAAACACAAACTGAAATAATAAAAGGATTAATTACTCCTCTTAAAACAAGTGAAGCTATACTTAAAGAAGACATTGGAACATCTTATTGGTCTAAAGATGATAAAATAGTTTATGTGCCAAGTCATTTGCGTAAGTATGTAATAAAAAGATATAACAGTATCACATTTCTCAACAGTGTAAAATATAATTTATTTATTAGACATTAATAAGAGAGAAACTATGAATAAAATTTATTTTACAAAAAATAAAACCTAATAAAAATAAATTAAATACTTAATACACCTTTTGTATAACTTTATTTTTTATATTAATTATTAATATAAAAAATTGAAATCATTATAACTTAAAATATAAATAATATTATTAACACACAATGTCAGAACAATCAAACTTTTACGAATTTTATTTTAAATTAGTGTATACTTGCGAAACTAAAATTTATTCTGTAAATCCAGATATATCAATTGAAGATTTTATTGAAGACATTAAAATTAGAGCTAAAAATGATTTTGAATTATATGAAAATGAGACTATAGAAATTATAGAAACTGGGCAATTTAATAATATAAATGGACGTAATGCAGAGTTAGCACCTGCTTTAGTTCCATTACAAGAAACTGTAAGACAAATTTATGGAAATAGATATAAAAATACATCATTTTATTTAAGAATAATAATACAAGATATGACTCGCGGCGCAGGAGGACGCTTATAAATTTATTTATTACAAAATAAAAAATATAAATTGTATTTTTTAATTTTTAATTAATTAAACATTTTCTTCTTCCGTATATTCATCTTCTTCAGTTTCAGTATATTCATCAGTATTTTCTTCAACTTCATCATCTAAATCATCCGGAACTTCAATATATTGATTATCTTGCCAAATAACTTTATTTGAATTAAATAAAATATTCATATTTATAATTTCTGGTTTTTCAGTATCCGATGTGAATAATTTATAAATTTGTTCATCATCGCGAAATCTTACGGTATATGTTTGTTGAATATTATTTCTTCCAATACGTCCCATAGCTTGAATAACCTTTTCTTGAGTTAAATTTAAATCTTTACTTAGAAATCCGTGACAAAATTGATAATTAGTTCCGTAAATATAGTCGCTTGATGCAATGATCATATAAAGTTTTTGTTCATCAGCCAGTTTTTTCATAATTTCTGTATATGTAATATTTTCGTGATTAATAAATACACCAATTCCCATCATCAACAAAACCTTCCATGTATTTTCAACACCTTTCAATGCCATTATATCAGAAACAGTTTGTTCATCAATATTACTTGTAAATGTATTTTTAACATTAATACCATCAGCCCATTTATCAAGATGTAATTTTTTATTTGGAATAAATCCATCATTTAACATTGCTGATTTAATCATTGCTCTAAGAGATGTTATTTCTTGAGTTAATTTTGAAAGTGCACCTTTATTTTGATATTCTTCTGGAACATCTTTATTTAGTTTCTTAGGGTCTTTATTTGATTTACATCTTCCTTTAACTTTTTGACCACCATGAAACCCAGACACTTCATTCTTAACCTTTTTATCTGCAGCTTCTTTAATAACATCAATCTCTGATTCTAATTCAAATAATTTTTCGTTAATTATATTATTATACTCTATTTTTTTCATTATATCATCCATAACAACAGCTGGAATATTAGCTTGTTGAATGCAAAACTTTGCAATTTTTTCAATATCATTTGAAATAAATATAGTTGGACCATCAGTTAATGAATGTGCGTCTTTTGTTGTAACATAAACACCTGATGTTCCTGTAACAGTTGGATTGGTTATTTGTTCACTTGCAAGTCTTGTGATAGGAGTTCCTTTTAACTGTGACGTAACAACACCAGGACCAATACTTTTCATCTTAGTAATTTTATTTCCTTTTGCGTCAATATAATTATTTTCTAAAATTCTTGGTTTTCTTGTAAAACTAAAATGATTGTATATAATAGACCATTTATCAGTTATAATATTTTGTAAAAGATGAACATAATACATCTTAATATTTTTCATATTTATATCATTTAATGATTCAAAATGTCTTTCTACACAAGTTTTTGATGTTCCGTAATTATTAAGATTTACATAGCTTATAAATTCAACTACTTCTTTCAAATCAAAATATCTTAAAAGAGTTAAATAATTATTACAATGCTCAGCTATCTTCAATATTTTATCATAATTATGTTCAAGATAATGTGGTAATACAACAAAACCATCTTTATTAATTATTGGTATAGATTTTTTACAATCATGACTAACAATATTAACAATTTCTGCTCCTGGAAATGAATTTAAGAAGTTAGGTATTGTCTCAGTAAGCTCCTTAAGTTTAGGTAACGTTGCAGATGACAATACTATATTTGGAATTGTATTTTTTTTCCAATTTTTTCTAATAGTTGAATGAAAATCGTGTTTATTATAATCCATTGTGATTGTTGGTTCATCCCAATACATAATAATATTTTCTGCGCTGAAGAAAGCAAGCATATAATACATTGCAGGTAAATATGATTTAATATCACAAATCATAATCTCAACATTATCACCAACACTATTATCAACTTTTCCAATTCCACCAGTGCGTTTATTTTTAGTAAATTCTTTTGCTGAGAAATAATGTAATCTTATATCATCCGCACTTGCACAACCAAAAGCAAATGCGACTTTTTTATTAACTGAAATAGCTGCTCTTGCTAATGCTAATCCAACGTGTCTTGCTGCACAAACAAATATAATTCTATTTTTCTCTGATAAAGCAATAGGTGTAAGAGTTTTCCCTGTTCCTGTAGGTGCCATATATAATATCAATTTAGATGTTGGACTTCTACATGCAGTAAATATATCTTTTTGATGTTCATAAAGCAACAAATCACCATATCTCAATAAATTATCATTTTTCTCAATAAATTCATATCCATTTTCTATAATTGTTAATATTTTTATTTTATCCTCAAATATATTTAAAATCCGATTGGTTAGTTCAATAATATGACGATTTAATTTTATAATATTATTTCTAATAAGTTTATATAATGTATAATAGTGAAAATGAGCTAACTTTTTATTTTCTGTAAAATTTTTATTAAAATTTAAAATTTTTTCAATATGTGTCAATAAGATAAATTCATAAATTTCATTTATTTTTAAATTATTTTCATCAAATCTATCCAAACGAATTCTGTCAATTGAATTTAATTTAACAATGCTATTTATTTTCATTTTCTCATATTTTAAATCAACTAAACATAATTCATTTTCAATTATATCACCTCTCTCTCTAAGATGCTTATTATATATAAAATCTTCCATTTTTTCTGTATATTCTATCTTTAAGAATGTAAAGATAGAATTATTATTATTAATTCTAACATTGACATCATGATATCCTTTTATGATCATATTTAAAACATCAATTTCTGCTTTTGAAACAGGAACCTCAATAGAGTTCCATTCAGATCTATTAAGCTTTCTTTGATTTAAATCCATTTTGTGTAAGTATAAATATTATAATTTTATCTTTAAGCATTATTTTATTTCAATTTTTTTTAAAATTGAAATACAATAATACAAATAAATTAAAGATAATACAATATAACATATAACAATAATGTCCAGTAATTATATTATTGTTTCGATTGAAGGTAATATTGGGTCAGGTAAATCAACTCTTTTAGAAAATTTACGTAATAAATATAAAGATAACGCAAATTTTGTATTTTTAAAAGAACCTGTTGATGAGTGGGAAAAAATTACAGATGAAAATGGTATAACTATTCTTGAAAAATTTTATTCAGACCAATTAAAATATTCATTTGCTTTTCAAATGATGGCATATGTTTCTAGATTAAAAGTGTTAAGAGAAGCTATGAAAAATATCAAATTTGTTGAAAATTCAAAAACAATAATTATAACAGAACGCAGTTTATATACTGATAAAATGGTTTTCGCAAAAATGCTTTATGACAGTAATAAAATTGAATATATTAATTATCAAATTTATTTAAATTGGTTTGATACATTTTCTGAAGATTTTCCAGTCCATAAAATAGTTTATATTAAAGCATGTCCTAAAATTTGTCACTCAAGAATTCAAAAACGTTCAAGAGAAGGTGAAGAAAATATTCCATTAGATTATTTAACAAATTGTGGAAAATATCATAATAATATGTTAGATATTTCTTCAAAAGATTGTGTCTGTTCTGAGCAACTTATCTTAGATGGAAACATCGATGTTCTTAAAAATAAAAAACAAATTGAAATTTGGATTAATGAAATTGATAGATTTATTAAAAATTAAAAAATATTATAATAGTTTATGAGTATAAATTATAATAATGATAATACAATTATTTTTACTTTAGCCAGAATGAATCCACCAACACCTGGTCATTTATATTTAATTCAACGTTTAATACAAGAAGCTATAAATAAAAATGTATCTCAAATTTTTGTTATTCTCTCAAAATCAAATGATGATAATGAAAATCCGATCTCTTGTCCTGAAAAAATAAATATATTAGGTGATGCAGATGACATAACAAAAACAATGATTCTATCATTAAAAGAAAAAATGATAAATGAAACTTCAGATTCTATGTTAAAAGACAAAATTCATAATATGAAAGTTAATACAATATGCGTTCCAGAACAAAAAGGCGCAACTCCTTTCACACCTCTTATCCCAATTATCGGTTCAATGAGAGATAATAATATTAATGACATAAATTTATTTTTAATAATTGGCGATGATAGAAAAAATATGTTAGATTCAATTACAGACTTTTTTTTTAAATGGGAAAATGTTAACTCTGTTTCTGGAGAAATTTTAGCGAGAGAAGAAATGACTGAATTTAAAGAAAAATCAAAAGATCCAGTACAATTAGATAAACTTATTATGTCAGATGTTCCAGCAAATGCAATGTCGGCTTCTTTTGTAAGAAATATTGTTAAAAATAAAAGAAGAGATAAATTTACTGAGTTATATTCACCATATTTGGAAAAAGATAAAATTCCAGTTTTATATGAAAGTATTTTAAAAGGTATTCAAACATTACCGCCTAATACAAAAAATGACACTCCACTAAAGCCATTAAAATATAGTTATCCTATGATAAAAGGTATTTCTGAATTTCCTATTAAATCTGTTTCTAAAAAACGAGGAGGAAAAAAAACACGGAGAAAATATAAAAAAACAAGAAAACATAAAAAATATACTAAAAGAAAATAATATAACAATTATATAATATTATATATAATGTCTTCTGAATTACCTATATTAATGTGTCCTCACTGTAGAGAATTTATTATTATTGAAAAAATAAACTGTGGGATATTTAGACATGGGGTTTTCAAAAAAAATGGCAACCAAATTAATCCTCACGCACCAAAAAAATTATGTGACCTTTACATAAGACACAACATGATATATGGTTGTGGAAATCCATTCAGAATAACATTACAAGACAATATTTTTACGATAGAAATATGTGATTATATATAAAAAAAATTGATTAAAAACTATAAATACAATAATTTATATAATAATAATGAAAAGAATGACATCAGCCATAAGAGTACTAAATTTAATTAATAATAGTTTTAACTATGTTATTAAAACATGTGAATTATATAAAATTGATGAATCTCATGCATTAAAACACAGCATGGAGGTTTATGGATTTGCTAAAAAAATTTATGATACTGAATTAATCAATAACCCATTTTTAGAACAGCAAAAAGAAATAATTTATTTAGCATCAATTGGACACGATATGTGTGATAAAAAATACATGGATGAAAAAGAAGGAGTTAAAAGATATAAAAATTATTTATCTGAAAATTTTGTTAACTCTTCTGATATAGAAATAATTGGAAAAATTATAGAAACAATGTCTTATTCAAAAGTAAAAGTTAATGGATATCCAGAATTGGGAGAATATCAACTTGCATATCATATTGTTAGAGAAGCTGATTTACTTGCTGCATATGATATTGATAGATGTGTAATGTATACAATGTATCATAATAATATTAATTATAGTGAAGCATTAGTTGAAGCTTTAAATTTATTTGATGTTCGCGTTTTTAGAATGAGAAAAGATAGATTATTCAAAACAAATTATTCTAAGAGAGAATCTTTAAAACTTCATAAAAAAGCAATGAAAGATGTAAATAGAGATATTATAAAAAATTGATTTAATACTTAAAAATATAATTTATTCATATATTAAGTAAATAATGTTGTGCAGATTAGTACAAAGTATATTACCACAAATGAATATCCAGAAGATAAAACCTTATAATCACAATTATGTAATGAATATCCAGAAGATAAAACCTTATAATCACAATTATGTAATGAATTTTGATGGTTATAGTACGGGAAATCCAATTGCAACGTGTGGTTCAGGAGTTATTATTTATAACAATAATACAGAAATTTGGAAAGGAATATGGTCCGGAACTTGTTTTACAGAACAAAATAAATCAAATACACTATCTGAATATACAGGGTTAATATATGGTTTACAACAGGCAAAAAAATTAAATATTAAAAATTTATTAATTAGAAGTAGTAGTGAAATTATTATAAATCAAATGAATGAACAAAATATTTGTATATCAAAAAATATATTTGATTTATTTATAAAATGTAAAGAACTTGAAACTGATTTTGATAATATAAAATACCAATATATAAATAAAAAATTAAATAAATATGCTTATAAATTAGCAATTCTTGCTGTTGAAAATGCGTTAATACTCAAGTAGATGAATATTTAAAACTTTGCTTGGTTTATATTTTAAAATATCTAATTCATTTTTTGTTGTAGGAAATTCTTCTAAACCATATATATCTTGTAACATAAGCCATTCAAATAATCCACCGGGATAAATATATACATTATAAAATCCGAGAGAAGTTAATTGATTATATTTTATATATATTTTTTCATCATTACAATTACGTCCATAAATAATTAGTTTAATTTGCTTATTTCCAGTTTTTAATAACTTATTAACTATCAATTCTTCATTTTTATAGTTAATTGTATTTACTATTAAACAATTTTGTTCATTTTCACCTAATGTATTTATTAACATATGAATTTCTGAATTTTTTATAACATATTGAACATCTTCATAATTAATTTTTATTGATGATGATTGAGTATTTCCCATACATAAATATTTAATTAAATTTTTAAATTTTAAACTATACAAATAATTTAAAATTTATTTTATTAATTTCATTAAATCTCCATTTTGATAATGAAAAAATAAAAAACTTATTAATCCAATTAATACATCTATTAATAAATACATCCATGCATTTTTATTTCCTATAATTGCATTATAAGCAAATAAAAAATAAAATAACGCATGCAATGGTCTTAAATCATTCCACCATATTTTTTCACCAAATACTTCTTGTCCTGTTTTTCTTGAACCAGTTAAATAAATATAAATAAATCCAATAGCTGGTAATAACGCCAAATAACCCATATATTTTAAGTATTTCACATCAGCATTTTTAGAAATAATTACAAATAAAGAACGAATACCAATGCAACCAAATAAAAATAATAAAAATCTTTTTTGAATATTATTCATTTATATATTAAATATAAATTAATTATAATGATTTGCTGTTTTATTGAAAATCCA